GACGCAATGACGACGGGCAGCGAGCTCGCCATCGTCGTCTCGCCCAAGGCAATCGCATCGCCACCGACCGAGATGAGGTTGACATCCTGGCCGAGTGCGCCGCCTGACGTGACAATCAGTTCGCCAGCCGCATTGCGGAGGAGTGGAACGATCTTGCCGGGGGTGTCTTGGTCTTCCGCCCCGACCCACAGTGGGCCGTCCTGCCGATTCATCGGCGCTTACCTCACCGAGACGCGAGAGTTGGGCAGCGTGCCGATCCGCTCATTAAACAACTTGTGCAACTTCTCCATCTGCGCCTTCGCGGCTTCATGGGCGGTCACCGCATCGCCCACACGCTTTGCATGGTCCGCTTTGACCGCATCAAAGACCGCTTGGGCCTTCGCGACCGCCTGCGCCGATTCGACCTGCGCCGATGACAACAGCGCATACTTGCTGTCGGTCAACTCAATCGCTTCGTCCAGTTCAGTCAGTAGATCGTTCAGTTTCGATTTCGCCATAATTCACAATCTCCTAGCTGTTCGTGGACGCGAAGAATCTGACCGTGCAGGTGCCCGTCGTGACTGCGCTCGAGATACGCGCCCGCATGGCTCCAGTGAGCAGGTTCAGCGATACCCGGTGCGCCTTGTCAATCGCGGACCATGTCACCGTCGCTTCTGTGACCCACGTGCCCTGATAACTGCGCGTGGGCGCTGATTCGATCAGCACCGTGCCGGCCGCTGAGGTATGGTCGAAGTCCACGTAGAACGTGCATTCCACGTAGCGCCCGCAGAGTTCTTCCGGCACGACGCCGATGCCCGTGGTGTCGGCGGCGGTCTTCGCGTCGATCAGCACCAGACCTTCTTTGGGAGTGAGATTGATATTGACGCCAGCCATTTAGTTATACCCGCCAGTCAAAATGTTGTAGCCGCCGCGCAGTGAGTTCCCGCCAATCATGGCGGCTTCATTCGGTAAGTCGGTGAGCTTATTGTTCGCCCGCTTGATCAGCCCCATCGCCTGATTCGCCATCTGGTAAATCTCGGCGCGTGGGTTGGCCTGCGGATACGCAATCATCAGCCGCAAGTCCAACTGATACTGGATCGCTTCGGCGTAGCCAGGAATCTCCGGCCAGTCGTATTGCTTCGTGAGGGTCGCAAACCCACCAAACACGTTCTTCAGATACAGCACCAACTGATTCGCTGCCGTCGAAGGCCGCGGCCAGAGGTAGATCGTGCCGTAGGGATACGTCGGGTTGTAGTAGACGTTCGTGAACTGGCTATTGCTCATGTTCTTGAGCTGGATCGCCTGGTAGGCGTCATCCGTGAGCAAGGGCCGGGGAATCTCGACCGGCGTGCCTTCAACCGCTGCCGCCGTGATCGTGCCGGTGGCCGGCGTGACCGGCGTGCCTTCAACGGTGAACGTGTAAGTGTCGGCATCCGGCACCGACTGGACCGTCTGGAGGCCGTTGTATTCAATCTGCGTGGCCCCGTCGATGAAGGACTCGTCGCCCACCGCATAGCCGTGCGCCGTCTGTGTCACCGTCGCCGTGTAGCCGCTTCGCGTGATACTGGTCACCGACGCGGGCGAGGCCAAGCCATTCAGCCACAGACCAGCCCCGTCAATCGTGACCGGGCGCGGCACATCAAAGTCGCCACCCAATCCAATCGTGTAGGTTTGCTGGTCTGCCACGAGCGGGAAAATCATGCGCTCAATGGCCGTGACGGTTCCGTATTGGGTCCGCCAACCACTCACCATGTTGTTCAGGCGAAGCAGGTTGGTATTGGGATCATCGACGGCCTCGTTCGCCGCGATGATGCCGCAATCAATCTGCGACAGTCTCAGAATGTCTTGCGCGGAAACGGGCATGGTGTCTCAGTAGGAACGGGTGACGGTCCTCCCAGCGACAGACCGCCACCCTAGAGTTCGCTACGTCGCAATCGCTACCGCGCCACGGCCTACGTCGTCCGTCGCGCCAGCTGATGCGCCGATGACATAGACCTGCGCCAGTGAGGTCGCATCCGTGCCCCAGTCGGTGATGTTGAACCGCGCCGGATTGACGAGGACGACGTTGCCGTTTCCGGACGCCGCGAGTGTCGCCACGCCAGTCATGGTCGTGCCGCTGCCGTTCGCCTGCTGGTTCCAGAACACCGGATTGACGAACAACTGATACGTCTCGAGCGGGTTCGTGCCGCTGGACTTGATGTGGATCGGCGTAGCCGCCGTGCAGCGTGAGGGGAAGTAGCAATCCCTGAACACGTTGCGCTTGGAACCCGTGGTGATTTCGATGGTCGCGTTCGCTGCCGACCGCGCAATCGTGTCCAAGCCGAACGTGCAGTTGAGAAACAGGTTTTCACCGGAGGCTCCAGACGTGGCCCCGAGCTTCAGGATGCGCGAACCGGCATCCGCCGCCGAGGTCGCATCCGCCATGCCGCCGAAGTTGACGCCCTGATAGCCGTTCCGACCGCCCGCGTCCGTCCAGGTGATCTGGTTGGCAATCGCGTTGTCGTTGAACAGCGAGAAGTTGGCAAAGAGGGAGCCGGTGCCCGTGACCAACACAAACGACGCGAATGCCGTGTTGCCTGAGAGGGTGGCAATGCGTGCGCGGGTGTTGTTGCTCGGTGCCCCGACGCCGAAGATGTGCGCGGCGTTGTTCGCCAGTGTCAGCGTTGATGTCGGACGCGCCGATGCGCCTGTGGACCCGTCACCGACGAGGAACACGATGTCGTTCTTACCGCTGCGCGTGGCGCTATACGCCTGCACGAGCGACGTATACGGGTTGTCTTCTGATCCGTCCTGCGTCGAGGTGCCCGTTGCACCTGGGTTGCAGTAGATCGCGTTGCCGGTCGTCACATAGGCGAACAACCGCGCAAAGTTGTCATTGATCTGTTCGAGGTTCTGACGGGTAAAGACGCCCCCGCCGGTAATGGGAGTGAAAGCCATAATCGTTGCTCCTGTGTTCCACGGGGAACACGGCCACTCCCCGGCCTTATGCCGGCGAGGGACAGTCCTACTTCTTCTTCGCGCCCTTGTTCAACCGGGGCGTTTTCGGCTTGGATTCGTCGGTCACGTCGTCGTGCTCCATCGCGTCGTCGTCCGCAGGCTCCGGGGCGTCCGGTGGCGGTGCAGGCGGCGTGTCATACGTCAGCGTGTCTTCAGCGTCAGCCATGTGCGTTACTCCGCGCCGACCTTCGGTTTGTTGGGGCCGCGCGTGCGGCGCTTGATCGGCGTGACCGGCACCTCTGCGAGATGCTTGCCAGTGGATTCCTCGGCCGCTGCCGATTCCGCCTTCGCCGCGTCGCTCATGTTGCGGTCCCGGTAGTTCCGTTCGGCCGCCGCGACGGCCACCATCTGCTCAAGGCTCTCGACATACGCGATGGCCGCTGGCAGACCGTTCCGGTAGCCCTGAGACTCGAGCACGCGGCCCTGGTTCTCGTTCTCCGCATCGGTTTCGTGAATCACGATGAAGTCGCTATTCGTGTCGCTGCGCTTGACCTTGAAATACCGCGCCGGATACGCCTGATAGCCCACCTGCGCCCGCGGACGGCCGGGAGGGCCGAAGGGCGAGTAGTCCATCTCGAACTTCGCCATCTCCCGCGAAAACGGGGAGGCGGGATTGTGGACGACGCCACCGGGAATTGACTGGTCAGGTGCTACGTAGGTGCCCATGCTGGGAGACTCCAAAAGACGCGACGAGGCGATGAGGGATACTCACCGCCCCGTCACAGGGGTTTACGTCATCGTCACGTCGCACGAGGTCAGCGTGCCCGCATACGGCGACGGGTAGAGCTGCCACGTTTCGTCCACGGCCATCAGCGGGACGTTGCACTTGCCGGAAGCATCGAACGTGATGGTCACGAGGGCACCACCACCGAGTCCACCGGCCACCGTGACGACGTGCGCTGCGCCACTGTTGCCCGCGATGGTCAGGATCGAGCCGTCGAGGTCTTTCGTTGGAACCGCAAGCGTCATCGCCAGTGCTGTGCCGTTCAGCATCGCCACGGCATCCGCGCCGGCCGGGGGCAGCGCAATCGCGCCATCCGCGCCGTAACTCGTGACGACACGCGCCCGACCGGCAATCACATATGCCGAGACGGTCTGCGGCGGGTTTGACTGTGACCAATCCGCCTGCGTGCCGACTACGACACGCGAGGTGATGCCGTGCGTGGTGGCAATGGTGCCCGACTGCCCACGCAGCACCGGCACAATCGTCGCGCCGACGACGTAACCCTTCGTGACCTGCATGATTTCGCCGTTGATGCGGACTTCGTAACCGGGCGCAAACCCGGTCGCAGAGGCCACGACAATCTGACTGGCATCGACCGCGACTGCGGCCGATACGGTGGTTTCTGAAAGTGCCATATCGGTAGCCTCCTAAGGCTGTCTGTTGGCCGAATCTGTGAGTAAGACGGAAAGAACGCCCCCGACTCGGCCACCGGGCCGGGGGCTTCCGTATCTAGCGAACTACGACCACATCCTGACCGCGAACATCTCGCGGATCGCCGCTACACCGCCGATGGTGTCGCAACGGGACACCGACTGATCGGTCTGGATGTTGAACTGCTCAACCCAGCGGATGGCGATCTTCGTGTCCGTGTCGGCCACGGTCTTCGCCTTCGCACCCGCGAGGTTGTCCGGCAGATCGACCATCGCAAACGCGAACGCTTCCGGGTGGAACATGAGCGACTGACGCGAGGAGGTCGCCGCCATCGTGGCGTTGACCGTGCCCGTCGCACCCTTGAACGTCAGCACCGCGTTGTCAGCCGGAGAGTTCGTCACCGTCTTCAACTGTCCGGTCGGGATGATCGATGGGCTGATGGTGAGCGTGGCCGTCGAGCTTCCCGCCACATCCGCCGTCAGCACGAACTGCTGGAGCGTGCCCGTAGATTCGTAGCTCTCCGGGTTGACCCCGTAGACGCCGCTGATCGTGAACACATCGCCCGCAACCAAGGCATACGTGCCCATGCCGTCAATCGCCAGCGTGGAACCCGTCTGGTTCGCGCCGACCACCGCGGGGCTGCTCGAGGTGAACGTGCCCGTCGTGTGGATGGGCATGTTCGGATCCCAATACCACTCGTCCACGCCCAAGGCCGCGCCAGAGAACTGGCCGGTCTTGAAATACTTGCTGATCTGCGCGTTGGGGTTGAACAGCGCCTGATTGGCCGCGAGGAGCGACGACTGGGTGAGCGGGTCGATGACCGCGTTCAGTTCATCGGGCGGGGTCGCCGTGTTGTGCAGGAGCGCGACGGCATCGGTCCACGTCTGGTTCGACGTGATGGGAACACCCGGCGAACCAGCC